CGAACCGAGGTCGTCGGCATCTTCCCCAACGAAGATGCCATCGTCCGGTTGGTCGGGGCGATCCTGCTCGAACAGAACGACGAATGGGCCGTCCAACGCTCCCGCTACATGACGCTGGAAACGATCGCCGCCATCGACGATGATCCTGCCGTCCTCGGCCTGCCGAACATGGCGGCCTGAGGACGCCGCCCATATCGGCGCGCCCGCTGGCCACCGGTCAGCTACACCACCTCTCGGGACACGATCGCATCCCATCCTCGGAGTGCGGCTCGGGAAAGTCTGGACGGAATTCGCCCGCGGCCTCTCGGATCGACGGAAAGTTCGGCATCAGTGACGATTGCGCCGACCGCGTCATCGCCTTCCTGACGAGCCGCCACCCGATCAAGCCTGCCGAGGCGATCGAGGCCGAGACCGGCATCGCCGCTTCGACGGCCCGCAAGTGGCTGTCGGGATCGTCGCGCCCGTCCTTCGTCGCCTGTCTCGCCCTGATCCGGGTCTACGGCCCCGAGTTTCTGGCGGCGATCATGGACGGGCCGCCTGCCTGGATCTCGCGCGCCGCCAGTGCCGCCGACGCGGAACGGACGCGGGCCCAGATCGACGCCCTGCAGCGGCGTCTCGATCGGCATCTCGCAGAGGTGCGCTCATGACCAGTTGGCGCACGGCCGCTCTCCTCACCGTCGCCCACCTGTTGCGCGGGTTGGCGCGTTGTTCCGCCTTCGCCGGCACGCACCTCGTCGATATCGCCGATGCGTTGGAGGCCCGGGCATGACCGACCGAAGCTTCCGCGTCGTACCCGTCCGCCGCGCCGATTTCGGGCCCTCCCAATCGGGGGCGGAGATCGTCTGCGGTCGATGTCGCGAGCGTGATCAGGTGGTCAATTCGACCGCCCTCAGGAACCTGCCCCCGGCGATGGCCGCACAACGCTTCCGGGCTGCCGGATGGCGGGTCGGCTCGCGCGACCGCGACGATCGTTGCCCGAAGTGCGTCGAGCGCGAAACGCCGGCGCGAAAGGAGTTTCCCATGGTGGTTGTGAAGGACAAGCCGGCTGCGCCGAAGGCCTTGTCGGAAGACGCGATCCTCGGCCGCAAGGTCGTCTACGACGCGCTGTTCGCCAACCTCGACGTCAAGGAGAAGCGATATCTGCCCGGCTGGTCGGACGAGAAGGTCGCGACGGCCGCGGCGATGTCGGTCGCCTTCGTCAAGGCGTTTCGCGAGGCAAACTTCTTCGCGATCGCCGAGGATGTCCCGCCGGCGGCGATGACCAGTTTCCGTGCCGCCCTCGCCGGCGACCTCGACGCGCTGCAGAAGGCAGCGCAGCGGGTCGCGGCGGCGTCGAGCGCCCTCCAGGCGGCAGAGCGTGATCTCGTGGCGGTCGAGGGCATCTTCGCGGCGCGCGTCAAGGCATTCGACACGCTCATCGGCAAGGGGGCGTGAGGGATGCGCCGCCTCGTCTTCGACCGATGGATGACGATTCGCGCCCGCCGGGTCGCGGTGTGGCGGGTGGTGCGGACGACGCGGCGACGCCGCGTCGCGAACCTCTGGTCCGCCGCCGAGCGCGCAGCGATGGCAGCCGCGGGGAGGGTGGGATGATCCGTCCCGACCTCGCCTCGATCGACCGGGTCTACCGCGTGATCTATGCCGACCCACCGTGGTCCTTCCGGACCTGGGGTGAGGCCGGTCAGGACCGGGCTCCGGAGCAGCACTATCCCACGATGCCACTCGACGAGATCATGGCGCTGCCGGTCGGCGACATCGCGGCGAACGACGCGGCGCTGTTCTTGTGGGTCTACCAGCCGATGCTGCCGGAAGCGCTGCGGTTGATCGAGGCGTGGGGGTTTGAATTCAAGACGGTCGCGTTCGTCTGGGTCAAGACGTCCGGGCCGCACGGTCAGGGGCGCCTTTTCTGGGACGAGGCTGATTGCCGAAAGGGACTCGGTTACCACACGCGGGCCGGCACCGAGCAGGTATGGCTGGCTACCCGCGGGAAGGGTTACGACCGCATCGACAAGGGTGTCGGCCAGACCGTCTTCGCGGTGCCGCGCGAGCACTCGCGCAAGCCCGACGTCATCCCCCACCTGATCGATCGTCTCGTCGGTGATCTGCCGAAGCTCGAGATGTTCGGCCGCACCGAACGCCCCGGCTGGGACGTGTTCGGAAACGAGGTCGGCAAGTTCGGGGCGGTGGCATGAAGCACGGGTTCGTCGCCGATGCTGTTCGATCGGGGCCGTCAGCCCGCCACGCGCGCCCGAGCCGCTGCCGCGAGGAAGCCCGAGCGGGTCTCGCCGCGTGCCTGGGCGGCGCGGTCGATCTGATCGAGCAGGGTCTCGTCGATCGAGACGTTGACCCGCACGGCACGTGTCGGAAGGTCGACGGGGATCAGCACCAGAGTGGCGCCTTCCGCGTCGGCGACGAAGTCGGGATCGGCCCGCAGCCCGGCGTGGCTGCGCAAGAGCGGCATCGGGGCGCCGTCCTCGACCATGCCGGCGACATGGAAGGCGAGCGTGGCGCGGCCGCGGATCAACACGTCTTCGACGCTGTCGCCGCCGGCGACGCAGCCGGGGAAGTCCGGGAACGAGATGCCGAAGGCTCCGTCCGCCTCGTGGATCAATGCATAGGCCTGGGCCATGTCGGGCTCTCCTCTCACCAATTCCATCCGGCCTGCCGGAACACCGAGCGCAGCGTGCCGATCGGGATCTCGCGGACCCCCATGTCGATCGTCACCCGGCCAGTCTTCTCCGGGTGCTTCATCTGGACATGGTCGCCCGGGCCGGTGCGGGCGACGAACCAACCCTCGGCCTCGAGGCGCTTCTTGACGTCCTTCGGGGTCATCGTGAGGCGCTTCGGATTCATCGGGCGGGTGTCCTTCAATCGTGTGTATAGATACACAAGATTAAGAGGTTTTGTCAATCCTCGCGGTGTGTATGGCTACACAACTTCGGGGTGGCCGGCATGACCACGCGGGCGGAATGGGTCGAAGATGCCCGGTTGGCAGACATCGTCGAGGTGGCGGGCCGGCTCGGGGCGAAGCTTCGGCAGGCGGGGCGGGAACTGGTCGGGCCCTGCCCGCTGTGTGGGGGGCGAGGCGACAAGCTCCAGATCAACCCGGCGAAACGGATCTTCAACTGCGGCCACGATGGTGGGGCGGGTGGCGACGTCGTGGCGCTGGTCTGTCACGTCCGCGACTACGACCCGAAGCTCGGGTTTCTCGCTGCCTGTGAATGGATCAACGGCACGCCGCCGCCCGACGGTGAGGTGACCGAGACCCCGGCGGCGCGGCAAGAGCGCGAGCAGCGGGCGGAAGAGCGCCGCCGGGATGCCGAGCGGAAGGCCGAACGCGACGACGACGCGGTGCGGCGCTTCCGCGAAAAGGAACGCGAGCGCGCCTATGCGATCTGGAACGCCGGCGTGCCGCTCGCGGGGTCGCATGCCGCGGCCTATCTCGCGGCGCGTGGCATCCTGCACCAATCCGGCCTGCGACTGCGATTCGCGGCCTCGATGACCTATTGGGTGTGGTCGAAGGCGCAAAAATGCTTCGTCTCGGCCGGTGACTACCCGGTGATGTTGGCGGCGATCGTCGGCGCCGACGGGCGGTTTCTGGCCGTCCACCAGACGTTCCTCGATCCCGTCGCGCCGCGCAAGGCGCTGATCGCCGATCCGACGACCGGGGAGACCCGTGACACCGCCGGCCGCCCGCTCTATCCGCCGAAGAAGGTGCGGGGTCCGCGGGGCACCGGGATCATCCACCTGACCAAGCCGCCGGCGCCGATCGAGGTGACGGTCGGGGAGGGGATCGAGACTACGGCCTCGGTGCGCGACAGCGCGATCGACGCCGGCCGCAGGGTCGACGAGATCGCCTGGATCGTCGGGGTGTCGCTCGGCAACCTCGGCGGTGCAGCGGCGGAAGCCGTTCGGCATCCCGACGGGCTGAAGAAGCCCGATGCCCGCGGCCGGCTCCGCTTGGTGCGGATCCCGGGCCCGGAGCCCGATTGGACGAAGCCGGGGATCGTGCTGCCGCCGTCGGTGCGGCGCGCGCTGCTGCTCTGCGACGGCGACAGCGACCGCGCCACCGTCGACTACGCCACCCGCCGCGCCGCGAGGCGGTGGGCGCGCGCCGGAGTTTCAACCCGGCGCGCTTGGCCGACCGACGGCCTCGATTTCAACGACATGCGGCAAGCGGAAATGCTCGCGCGCCCAGGAGACCGCACATGACCGATTCCATCTTGCTGGCGCTCGACGCGGCCGAGGAAATCGGGATCGCCGAGGAGGATCGGAGCGCCGTCTCCGGGCGCTCGGCTCCACCCGCAACCCCGTCGGCTTCTCCGCCCGCATCGACCGACGCCGGCGACGACGAAGGCGAGCCGGGGTCGTCCGGGGCGACGCTCGAATGGGCGGCGCTGCCGCTCGACATGGCGGTCGTCGAGGGCTGCGCCAAGCTCGACCATTCCGACACCGACAACGGTGAGCGGCTGATCCGGCATTTCGGGCGCGACATCCTGGTGTTGGCGCAGGAGGAGGTCGCGACCGGTGTGTTCCTCGGCTGGGCCGGCACGCACTGGGACTATGCCGGCGGCCGGGCCCGGGTCGAGCGCATCGCGCAAGGGCTCGGCGACCGGATAGGCCTGGAAGCGGACTTCCTGCGCCACACGCCCGACGAGGAGCGGGCGATCGCCGCCGCCAAGGGCCTCGACGACTACGACGACATCGACGACGCGCCGAAGAAGCTTCAGGCGAAGCTCAAGGCCGCCGATGCCGCTCGCCTCAAACTCGCCGGCCGCCAGCGGGCGCGGAAAGCCTTCGGCGTCACCTCGAAGAACAAGGGCCGGGTCAACAACATGCTCGACATGGCCGGGCCACGGCTGCGCCGCGATCCCGAGGCCTTCAACGCCGACCCCTACAAGGTCGCCTGCGCAACCCACACGTTGCGTTTCGGCCGCGCGCTCGACGAGGAATGCCCCGACCCGGACGTCGTCAGGTGGGTAGCTTCGGTCGAGGCGATCGAGGGCCACGAGCGCGGCGATCTCATCACCTCGGTGATGCCGGTTGCCTGGGCCGGCCTCGACGCACCGGCACCGAAATGGCGGGCCTTTCTCGCCGAGATGCTGCCGGACGAGGACAAGCGGCGAACCGTCCAGGCGTTCTCCGGCACGTCGCTGCTCGGGGTCATCGCCCAGAACATCATGTTCCACTACGGCACCGGCGCCAACGGTAAGAGCGTCTTCCTCGAGACGCTGACCCGGGTGCTCGGTTCGCTCGCCGTCGGCCTGCCGCGCGAATCGATCGTCGGTACCGGCGACCGCGGGGTCGGCGCCGCCTCGCCCGACCTCGTCCGGCTCTATGGGCGGCGGATGGTCCGCATCCTCGAGGTGAAGGGCGACGTGCCGCTCCAGGAGGATCTGATCAAGAAACTGACCGGCGGCGAGAAGTTCCCGGTGCGCTCGCTGTTCAAGGGCTATTTCGAGTTCAAGTCGGTGGCCGCACCGCACATGAGCGGCAATGGGTTTCCGACGCTCGACGGGTCGGACTACGGCACCATGCGGCGCATCCTGGTCGTCCACTGGGACCAGACGGTGCCGGAAGACAATCGCCGCGACATGGAAGAGATGGTCGCCGGATTTGTCGCCGATGAGGGCCCTGGGATCCTGGCGTGGCTCGCGGAAGGGGCGGTCGACTTCCTCGCGCATGGGCTGTTCGTGGCGCCATCGGTGCGCAAGGCGACCGCAGACTATGGGGCCATCATGGACCCCGTGGGCGAGTTCCTGAGGACCTGTGTGCGAACCCAGATCGACACCAAGATCCAGGCGACCGTGATGTACGACGCCTATGTCGCGTGGTCTTTCGCCAACTCCAAGCGACCTCGATCGGTGACCAAGTTCGGTCGCGTTGCGGGCCAGAAGCTCCAACGAACTGAGGTGTCGGGCCGCAACTTCTACATGGACTGTGTGCTCCACGACGTGCCCGAGGCGTCCACGAACACCCGCAACCCGTCGGATTGACCTCGGCTCAAAGACTCGAACTGCCGCTGCGGCGGCGGTAGTCGGCGGAGGTTCGGCGGGGGTTTGGCGGGGGTTCGGGGGAGGGGAAAAGCCTCGACGGATCAAGAACATGAGATGGTTCGGCGGTAGTTGGCGGGGGTTTCCTATCCTATGAACTGTGAAGCATCGTTTGGTCTAAAGATCTTCATGGTTCTCTATAGAACTACCGCCAACTACCGCCATTTCTCTCTATCTGGTTGAATATAAAAGAAAAAATGTTGGCGGTAGTTGGATTTTAACTACCGACATAGTGCCGCCAACCATCTTCGGGACGGATCTCGGCCAAAAAGGCCTCAATCGAGAGAGGGTCAGGGAAATGGTGACGACGAACATCGAGGCGCTGCTGCGCTGGGCCTACGTGATGGAATTGCCGAAGTCGGCCGGAGGCGCCTGGGGGGCGTCTGCCATCGGCTCTTCCTGGGCGATCGTCGAACGGGTGGGCGCGCTCGGCACGATGGTCGACGTGTCCGCGTGGGGAACCGGCGATGACGCCACCGATCCTCACCCCGACGCGCTCACTGTCGCCGCGGCGGTCGAAGCTCTCGACGACGAAAGCGTCGCCGAGGGCGATGCTCACGATCTGCTGGCGGGTTGGCCGAACCTCGGCGTCGCGGGCGAGCGAGCGGTGGCGCGCGCCTGGGACATCGTCACTTATGCCGACGACGGTCATCGCTGGCTGCGGTCGCCGATTTCGGCCCTGGTGCGGCGGATCGCCATCCTCGGTCTGTGGCCGGCCTGGGATGTGGTCGAACCGGCCGTGATCCCGACCCTGCGGCGGGGAAAACCCCAATGGCGGCGCTCGGTGCGTCAGGCTGTCCAGTTCGACGCAGTGACGGGCATCCCGACGCGATGGGAGGACGTCGAACTCGACGGCTACGACGTGCGGCGCCAGCGCCCCCACGTCGGCGCCTATCCGTGTCTGACCCTGGAACCCGATCCCGCCGCCGGCTTGGCCCATCGGATCGAATGGGGGCTCACCCACGCCGCCCTGCGGCGGCTCGCCGTCACCTTGGATGGGCTCGGCGGCCGCGTCGTGCTGCCGCCCGCGGCGCCGGTGGTGCCGTGGGTCGAATGGGGGAGGTCGTCGGGCAGCGACGAAAATTCTCGGCAGACCGCTTGACGTGCGGCAGTCGCGTGATCTAGGTTTTGCTCACAGTGTAAAAGCTGATCAGGAACCCCGGCGCCGCAAGGTGGCCGGGGTTTTCGTTGTGCCCTCCGCGGGAGGCCGTCATGTGAGGGTTCGCCATGTGCCAGTGTGCCGAACGCCGGCAGAGGATCGTATCGGCCGCGACGTCGACGATCGCCGGTGATCTGTCCCAGATCGTGCCCGCCGCCTCGTTCGTCGTCTCCTCGATGGTCGAGGATGCGCGGTCGATCGGATCGACGGCGCTCGCCATGGCGCGCGCCCGACTGGGGGCGCGGCGATGAGCGACATGATCGCTCTCAGGCTCGACACCCGGGCCTGGGAGCGCCTCGCCACCAAGTTTGCCGCCATGCCGCCCAAGATCGCCCGTGTCCGTAAGGAAGCGGCGATCGAGGGGGGCGACAAGGTCCGCACCGACGTCCGGCGCGGGTTGAAGGTGGTGAGCGGCGTCAAGACCTATGCGTCGATCACGGCGCGCGTCTTCGCCCGTTCTCCGGCGCCGGGACGATATTGCATCATCGTCCATGGCCCGGGCCTACCACTGTCGGCCTTCCCTACGCGGTCGGCAGGAGGCGCGGTCTCCGCCGACGTGTGGGGCGTCGACCATCTCTTCAAGCGATCGTTCTTCTCGCCGAGTGGTCGCGGTCGTGCCCGTCTGACCCGTGAGCGGTTGCCGGTGCGCGCGCTGTTCGGTCCGAACTTGGCGAAGGAGATGTTGAAGGGCGGCATGGTCGACCTCTTCGAGGCATCGGTTCGACGCAACGTCGGCCCGGTGATCGAGAAGCGACTGGCTCGCGCCCTCGCCCTCCGCTGACCCTCCGATCGAAGGAGGGGGGTCGGGTCCTTCCCCACCCCGGCCGGCCCGCGAGTGCGGACGCAGCCCGGAGTTTCGGTAGTGGGCCGGCCCTGAAACCGATACACGCGAACGCACGGGGGCGATGCACGATGCACGGGACGGTGAGCCTGACCCGGGCGGCCGAGCTTCTGACCGAAGCCGGCGATCCGGTCACCCGATCGACGCTCTCGCGCTACGTCAAACAGCACGGCGACGCCCTCGCTCCGAGCACCGTCGGACGAGAGACCGTCGTCGACTACGAAGACCTGGCGGCGCACCGCGCCGAGAACATCCGGTTGGCGGCCAAGCCCGCACCGACCCAGAAGGCCGATTCCTCGCGTTCGGAAGAGGCGGCCGGCAATCTGCGGGCTCAGCGGCGGCTGCGCGAACTCGAACTCGGCGAGCGCGAAGGCCACCTGACCCTGCGCCGCGAGGTCGAGGAAGCCGCCGTCGTCGCCGTGTCGTCGCTTCGCAACGCCTTTTCGCTCGCCGTCGCCGACACGTCGGAGGCGATCGCGGCGACGGTCGGTGTCGAGGCTCGCCTGATCCGTCCGCACCTGCGGGCGTTCGAACGCAAAGGCCTCGAAGCCTTCATCCGCAACCTGATCGACCACGGTCTCCTCACCGAGGCGGAGGCTGCCGCAGCGGAGTGACGCCATGTTCGACGAGAGAGCCGCCGCTGCTCGTCTCGCCGAAATTCGCGGCGAATTTCCCGGGATCGTCCACGGCCGTACCGTCCTCTTCGACGCGTTGATCACGGCCGCCCGCCCCGAGGAAGAACTGACGGTCTCCGAGTGGGCCGACCGCTATCGCAAGATCTCGCCCGAATCCGGTTCTCCCTATCCGGGTGACTGGCGCACGGCCCGCGTGCCGTACCTGCGCCAGCCGCTCGACTGCCTCCACCCCGATCACCCGGCCCGCCGCGTCACGCTGAAGTTCTCCGCCCAGACCGGCAAGTCCGAGGTGGGTGTCTGCTGGTTCGGCTACATCGTCGACCGGTCGCCGGGACCGATGCTGACCGTGCTGCCGACCGGTGAGGAGGCGGCGAAGTACAATCGCGTCAAGCTGCAGCCGACGGTCGACGCCTCGCCCCGCATCCGCCATCGGGTCCGCCCCGAGAACAGTCGGGATGAAGGGGCTTCGACGACGGCGTTCAAGCGCTTCGCCGGCGGCTACAACCAGATCACTTCGGCGACGTCGTCGAAGGGCCTGCAGATGGTCTCCATCCGCTGGCTGATCCTCGACGAAGTCGCGGGCTACCCGAAGGACGCCGACGGTCGCGGTTCCCCGGTCGATCAGGCCCGCGCCCGCACGAAATCCTACGGCGATCGCGCCAAGGAGTTGGAGGTCTCGACCCCCGGCCTCGTCGGCGATTGCCGCATCAGCGAAGACTACGACGCCGGCGACCGCCGCCGCCTGTATATGCCGTGTCCGCAGTGCGGGGCCTTCCAGGTTTGGGGCTTCGACAAGATGCGTCCGCCGACGCCGGCGTCGAAGAATCGACCGCACTTCGCCTGTGAGGCGGAAGGCTGCATCGTCGACCAGGTCTCGCGCGACGTCATGTTGGCGGCTCACCGCTGGGTGCCGACATGGGTCGCCGAAGGCGAGCCGCCGGTTCCCACGGTGATCGCCGCGGCCGACATCGATCTCCATGCGATCGAGCCCTGTAGCGGTCGCGTGCGAGATCGCCAGCCCTCTTGGGCGAACTGGTCGGCGTGGTCGCCGTTCGAGCCGTGGTCGGACATCTGGGCGCGCAGCGAAGCCGCCCATGGCGATCCGGGCAAGGAAAAGGTCGTCACGCAGCAGGATCTCGGGGAGGCCTGGGAGCCGAAGAGCGACACCCCCGACTGGGAGAAGCTGCTCGAGGTGCGCCGCGCCTGGACCCGGGGCGTCGTCCCCTATCCGGCGGCGGTGCTCTACGGGTTCGTGGACGTCCAGGGGAACCGGTTCGAGTGGGGGCTGTGGGCCTTCGGGCCCGGCTTTCAGGCTTGGCTCGTCGACCGCGGCGTCATCGCCCACGAACACACCACGGCCGAGGCCTGGAATGCTCTCGATGCGCTCACGGCGCGGCAGTGGACGAGCGAGGGTGGTCGCGATCTCGACGTGATGGCGTGGGGCATCGACACCGGCGCCTTCACGCAGGCGCTCTACGACAAGGTGTCGAAGCGCCATGGCCTGCAGGCGACGAAGTCGGACAACCGACCGAGCGCCGCCCCCTACAAACTGACTCGCGCCGATCTGCGCGACGTCCACGGTCGGCCGATCGCCGGCCGCCGCATCGACCTCGGCCTGGTCGGGGCCTGGGGCCTGAAGGTGTCGGTCTACGAAGGCCTGCGCCATCTCGTCGCGGGGCCGCGCTCGGACGGCACTTGGCCGAACGCCACGATCCACCTTCCCGACTGGATCGGTGAAGACGAGTTGCGGCAGTTGACCGCAGAGGTGTTGGTCGACACCCGCGAAGAGGCGCGCGGCAACGCCCGCCGCCAGTCGCTGGTCAAGATCGGCGACGCCCGCGAGTGGCGCAAGCGGCACCACTGGCCGAACGAGGGCCTCGACATCGCCGTCGGGTGTCGAGCGCTCGCCTGGGGCGACGGCGCCGGACAGATCGACCGCAAGCGCTGGGACGAACTGGTCGCCGCCGCCCATGGGCCGCGGGCGCCGGAGACGCCCCAGGGCGAACTCTTCGCATCCACCCTGGTCGCCGCTCCGCCGCAACCTGCGTCGGAGCCCGACCCGGTTCTGCCTCCGCCACTCCCGCCGCGCCCGACGTTCGTCCCCCGTCGATCGGGGTGGTTGAAGAGGTGACCCATGGCCTGGACCCAAGCCGATCTCGACGCGCTCGACGCGGCCCTCGCGCTCGGTGCGCGTGAGGTCCGCTATGCCGACGGCCGCATGGTCGTCTATCGCTCGGTGCGCGAAATGATGGGCATCCGCGGAGGCATCGTCGCGACGCTCACCGGCACCGGTGTGCGCACCCTCGGCGACGACCGGGTCGCAACCGGCATGTCGACCGGCGTCATGCGCGGGGCGCCGTCCTACGGCTATCCCTATCCGGGGAGGCTGATCCCGTGACCTCTCCGTCTTTCCTCACCCGCCTCGGTCGCTCGTTGGCGCCGGAGTGGACCGCGCGGCGTCTCACGGCGCGGATTCGCGTCGATGCGCTCGCCGCCGAGATGGCGGCGACCGACCGTCGGCAGAAGATGCGCGGTCTCGTCGAGGCGGTCGCCGGCTACGACGGCGCCGCCCGCGGCCATCGCACCGCCGGTCGTCGCATCGCGTCGACCTCGGCCGACCGTGAATCCTGGACCTCGCTGACCCGTCTGCGCGACGTCCATCGCGAGCTCGTCCGCAACAACGCCTATGCGGCGCGCGCCGTGCAGGTGATCACGTCGAACGTCGTCGGCACCGGAATCACGGTGTCGATCGCCGACGCTTCGAAGAAGGTGAAGAGCCGTCTCGCCACGTTGGTGACCGACCACCTCGAGACGCCGGCGATCGACTTCGACGGGCGCCACAATCTCTATGGCCTCCAGGCCCTGGCGATGCGGACCGTGGTGGAGAGCGGCGAGGCGTTGATCGTGCGCTATCGCCGCACCTCGACCGCCGGACTGCCGTTGCCGTTCCAGGTTCGGGTTCTGGAGCCCGACTATCTGGTGCCGTGGATCGACGGATCGCGGGCGATCGGCAAGGTCGGCGCCGGCAACTTCGTCTCCCAGGGCATCGAATACGATCCCGAGGGGCGCCGCGTCGCCTACCACCTCTACAAGGAGCATCCCGGCAGTCTGTTCGCCGGTTTCAACCAGGACTGGATCCGGGTTCCGGTCGACGACGTCATCCACCTCTACCGGGTCGATCGGCCCGGCCAGTCCCGCGGCGTGCCGTGGGGCGCGCCGGTGATCATGACCATGTGGGACCTCTCCGATTATGAAGAGGCCGAACTGATGCGGCAGAAGATCGCCGCCTGTTTCGCGGTGTTCTGGATCGACAGCGAGGGACGGACCAAGCTCGGTTCCGATCCGAACGCCCCGCCGACCGACACCGGCCTGCCGGTCGACATGTTGGAGCCCGGGTTGCAGCAGCGCCTGCCGCCCGGCGTCGACGTCAAGTTCGCCACGCCGCCGGTGACGCAAGGGTTCGAGGCCTACACCCGGGCCAACATCCGCAAGCTGGCGATCGGCTACGGGGTGCCCTACGAGGCGCTCGCCGGCGACCTCAGTCAGGTCAACTTCTCGTCGGGCCGCATGGGCTGGCTCGAATTCCAACGCGGCATCGGCCAGTGGCAGTGGTCGATGCTGATCCCGCACATGTGCGCCGGCATCGGCCGATGGTTCCTCGATGCCGCCGAGTTTCGGGTTCCGGGGGCGACCCTGGCACGCCTGAAACACACCGAGCCGCGGCGCGAGATGATCGATCCGACCAAGGAGATCCCGGCGGCGCGCGATGCGATCCGGTCCGGGCTCTCGTCGCGGTCGGAAGAACTGCGGCGGATGGGCTACGACCCGGAAAAGGTCGACGCCGAGATCGCCGAAGAGAACGCGCGGGCCGATGGGCTGAAGCTGCTCTTCGACAGCGACGGCCGCCACCCGATGGGCGCGCCCATGACGGCGGTTTCGAAGGACACGATCCTTCCCGGCGATCCGAAAGGAAACGGAAATGCCTGACACCCTCCTCGTGGGCGGCATGGTGCTGCTCTACGGCGACGTCGGCGATCCCTGGGGTTGGGGGGATGGTTTCACCCCCGAACAGGTCGCCCAGGCGCTCGCCGAACACGGCCCCGGGCCGGTCACCGTCCGCCTCAACTCCGGCGGCGGCCGGGCCTTCGACGGTCTGGCGATCTATTCGCTGCTGATGAGCCATGACGGCGCGGTGACGATCCAGGTCGACGGCGTCGCCGCGTCGGCTGCGTCCCTGATCGCCATGGCCGGTACCCTGGAAATGCGCCAGGGCGCCATGCTGATGATCCATGACGCGGCGGCGGTCACCTTCGGCAACGCCGCCGAGCACGAGAAACAGGCGGACGTCCTCGACAAGCTCTCCGCCCAATACGCCGGCGTCTATGCGCGCAAGTGCGGCCGGCCGGTCGACCACTGTCGGTCGCTGATGCAGGCCGAGACCTGGCTCACCGCCGACGAGGCCATCGCCGAGGGGCTCGCCGATCGGTTGATGGAAGAGGTGGCCGAACCCACCGCGAAGTTCGACTGGGACGTCTACAGCCACACCCCCGACCGCCTGAAGGCGAGCCTGCGCAAGGCTCCCGCCCGCAAACCCGTCGCCTCTCTGGAGAAGCCTCCGATGCCGCAGCCCAATCTCAAGCCCGAAGACACCACCACCGATCCGGCCGCGGCCGGCGGCACCCAGCCGCAGGCCAAGGCCTGGGCGGTCGAGTTCTATGCCCTCGCGGGAACCAAGGGTCTGACGCTGGCGGAGACCAACGAGATCGTCGCGGCCGTGCCGAGCCTCGACACCGCCAAGGATCGCCTGATCGACGCCCTCGCGGCGCGCCAGGCGGGGAACGTGCCGCCGGCCAAGGGCGGTCACATCGAGATGGGCGCCGACGCTCGCGACAAGTTCGTCGCCGGCATCTCCAATGCCTTCCTCGCCCGCGAAGGCATCGAAACGGCCGATCCGAAGAACGAGTTCAACGGCCTGAAGCCGATGGACCTGATCCGCGAGATCTCCGCGCGCAACAACATCCGGGTCGGTCGCGATCCGATGCGGATGGTCGCCGCGGTCATCACCCACTCGTCCGGCGACTTCTCGCAGATCACCTCCAACATCGCCTACAAGGCGATGCTCAAGGGCTACGAGGAGGCGGCGGAGACGTTCGAGGTCTGGACGTCGACCGGTTCGCTGCCCGACTTCAAACAGGCCCGCCGCGTCGATCTCAACGCCCTGCCGTCGCTGCCGCAGATCACCGAGCAGAACGAGTACACCTATCTGTCGGGCGGCGACCGTGGCGAGGTCTATTCGATCTCGACCGCCGGCGGTCTGGTGTCGATCTCGCGCCAGGCGATCATCAACGACGATCTCGACGTCTTCGGGCGCTTGCCGCGCCGCCTCGGCCGCGCCGCCAAGCGCACCATCGGCAACGACGTCTACGGCATCCTGGCGTCCAACCCGACGATGGGCGACGGCCTGGCGCTGTTCCACGCCACCCACGCCAATCTGTTCTCCGGCGCGGGGACGGCGCTGTCGTCGACCTCGCTCCAGGCGGGCGACCTCGCCATGGGGCTCCAGAAGGACCGCACCCAGAGCAAGGTCGTGCTCGGCCTCGCGCCGAAGTACCTGATCGTGCCGCGGGCCCTGAAGTACACCGGCGCCCAGGTGGTGCGTTCGGCGTCGGCGCTCGGCCAGGCCAACCCGGCGGTGATCAACCCGGTCCAGAACATCGTCGAGGACATCGTCGCCGAGGCGCGCCTCGACGCGGTGTCGTCGACCGGCTGGTATCTCGCCGCCGACCAGGCACAGACCGACACCGTCGAGGTGCTCTACCTCAATGGTGTCAAGGAGCCGGTGATCGAGGAGTTCACCCAGCCCAACGTCGACGGCCTGGTGTGGAAGATCCGCATCGACTACGGCGTCAAGGCCTTCGCCTGGGAAGGTCTCCAGAAGCAGGTCGGCGCCTGATCGACGCCACCCGACGCGGGCCTCCCACGCCCGTCGGTCCGATGAGGGCCGGCGCGCGGGAGGTTCCGCACCGTCTCCCGCTCCCCCTTTCGGAGTTCTCTCCCCATGAAGACCTTCATTCAGGACGGCCAGGTCGTCCCCATGACTGCGCCGGCCGGTGGCGTCACCTCCGGTACCGCCTATCTCATCGGCGGCGTCGTCGTCGTCGCGATGCAGGACGCCGCCGTCGGCGCCAAGTTCCCGGCCATGGTCGACGGCTGCATGTGGCTGCCGAAACAGCCGGCGCTGGCCATCGCCGAAGGTTCCGTCCTCTACTGGGACAACACCAACAAGTACCTGACCACGACGACCGCTTCGAACACCAAGTGCGGCTTCGCCTACAACGGCGGTGCGCTGGCGGCCGACGCACAGATCCAGATCCGCCTCTACGCGCAGTCGCAGTGACGGGGGATCGACCATGACCGATCAGACCATCCCCGATGCCGCGCCCGCCCCCGCGGCGCCGGTCCTCACCTTCGTCCGGCGTCACCCGTCCTATGCGACGCTCGACGTCATCCTCGAGAACGGCACGCCGATGCCGGACGCCGGCGCCGAGATCGACCTGTCGCAGCCGGGCTGGGCCAGCCTGCTCGAGCGCGACATCCTGGTGACCGTGCCCGCGAAGTGACCCCGTCATGACCACGCTCTTCGCCCGTTTCGACGCCATCGCCGACCGGGCCCAGAGCGTGGTCTTCGGGGACGACTTCGAGCACCACCCGATGACGCTTCCGGTCAACGACCGAAACGCCCGGCGGATCATCGATCCGTCGCGGCCGGTGGCCACCTTCCGCGGCATCCTGGTGACGCGGCCGACGTCGCCGAACATTCCCGACAACTACGACCCGCGCTCCGATCGCCGCCCCGGCGTCTCGGCCCCCGCCGACCAGATCGAAATCCCGGCGGCGGCCGGTCTGACCCTCGAAGAGGGCGACATCCTGGTGCGACTCGGCGACGCGGCCCGTTGGCAAGTCGCCAACACCGCGCCCGACGACACCGGTCGCGTCAAGGCGACCGTCAACCGGCTCAAGTGAGGTCGCCATGCTCGCCTATCTGGCGCTGCGGCTCGCCGCGATCGAGGCCCTGACCGGGGCGACGATCGCCGGCGACCGCCTCTACGACAGCCGCCAGTTTCCGCTCGACGGGATCGATTCCCTCGACACCGGACCCTCGCTCTGCGTCTACACCGAAGAGGGGCGCGGCCGACCTTATGGCTCGGCCCGCACCGATCCGGCCGAGACCCATGTCTGGCTGGTGATCGAGGCGGTCGTTCTCGTCGCCGGCTCGCTCGACGTCACCGGTCCGGACGGTAATCCCCAGACCATCGACGGCGCGACCACGGCCATTCCCGACCGCGATCACGAGGCCATGGTCGATCTGCTCGTCTCCCAGGTCCGCCGCCGCCTGTCGATCGGCGGCGCCGTCGACTACGACGACGCGGCGACCCTGTTCCGCGCCGCGCGGGTCGGCATCGACGAGTCCGAGGACATGCCGCAGCGCACCACCGACAAGGCGGTGCGGCTCGCCGGACGGACCTTGCGGTTCCGGGCCAAGGTTCACTGCGATGCCTGGCCCGCGGCCGGCACGGTGCCGGCGTCGGCGCTGCCGGAGCCCCTGGCCTCGCTCGCCCCCCGGTTCGTGTTGCCGTCGTCACTCGACGTCCTGGCGACCGTGTCGGCCTCGGTGCACCCACCCGGCGCTCTGCCGGCGGCGCTCACCGGCATCGACATGACCATCGGCCTCGGTCGGCCCCCGCCGACACCGCCGGATCTCCACGCCCCCGTCCCCTGACCGCAGGAGTCCTCCATGCGCGCCGTCTTCGCCAAGCTCGCCGATCCCGCCCACATCCTGCCGATGCCGGGCACGGTCGGTCTCTTCTTCCCGGCCGGCGGCCGGCTCGTCGACGCCGACGATGCCTTCTGGCACGCGCTGCTCGGCGACGGCTCGCTGATCGCGGCCGAGGAGGTCGGGACGGCGTCCCCGGAGAGCCCCGACCACATCGTCTGATTTCGTCGCAGCAACGTTCCCCACGAAGCCCGCCCTGACCCGGCGGGCTTCGTCGTTTCGAGAGGCGCCGTTCCATGGCCGTTCTGTTCAATTCGATCCCCGGCAGCGGCCTCGTCGCGCCGCTCACCGCCTTCGAACTCAATTCCGCCGGCGCGTTCACCGGCAACTCGCGAGCCCTCGTGATCGGCCACACCACGACCGCCGGCACGCTCGCCGCCGACACGCCGACCTTCCTCGGCTCGCAGCAGGACGCCGACCGCCTCACGGGCTCGGGCTCGATGGCGCGCGAGATGTTCCGCCTGGTGCGTCAGAACGCGCCGGTGCAGGAGGTCTGGGGCACCGCGCCGGCCGAAACCGGTGCCGCCGCGACCTGGACGCTCACCGTCGCCGCCGCCGCCGTCGGCACCGCCGGTGCCGCCTATCTCGACATCATGGGGGAACGCATCTCCCTGTCGATCTCGGCCGTTGACACGACCACGACGATCGCCGCGGCGCTCGCGGCGGCGATCAACGCCTATTACAACCCCCTGACGGGCGCCTCGCTCCAGGTCACCGCGGCGGCGGCCGTCGCCGTCGTGACGGCGACCTTCCGCCACAAGGGCACCATCGGCAACGACACCGACTTCTTCATCCCGCCGATCAGCGGCAACATCTTCGCGCTGACCGGCGCTCTGACGGTCGCCGTCGGCGTGGCCGGGACGGGTGTGCCGACCCTGACCAACTCCCTCGCCGCCATGCTCGACAACCAGTACGACATGGTCGTCTGTCCCTGGTCGGACACCGCGAGCCTCGCCACCTGCATCGCCGCGATGAACGACACCTCCGGCCGCTGGAGCTATTCGCGCCAGAGCTACGGCCACGTCTTCACCGTGGCGGAGGGCACCACCTCGGCGTTGACCACGCTCGGTCTGACCTACAACGATCGCCACCTCACCGTGATCGGCCGCCCGGTGGTGGCGCCGCAGCCCGCCTATCTCTGGGCCGCCGGCTTCGTCGGGCGCGTCGCGCCGTGGCTGGGCGACTACACCAACGGCGGCGTCTCCCGCAACCAGTCGAACCTGATCGTCCAGGGTCTCCAGCCGCCGCGCGACCGCACCTCCTGGTACGGCTACGCGGTGCGCAACACCCTGGTGCAGTCGGGAATCTCGACCTGGACCGGCGACGACTTCGGCAATCTCTGCATCGACAAGCTGGTGACGACCAACCGTGTCGGGCCGTCGGCCGCCCCGGATCTGACCTTCCGCGATGTGCAGACCCTGTTCCAGTCGATGCATTCGCTGCGGCGCCTGCGCGCCGACGTCAATGCCGCCCACGGCAACAAGGGCCTCGTCCAGAAGAACCCGAGCGGCAATCCGGCGCTCGTCGCCCCGGCCGACATCTGGGGCACCATGGTCGGTTCGCTCTATGGCCTCTCCGACGCTGGCATCCTGAAGAACCCCGATCAGATGGCCGCGGCGTTGCGGGTCGAGATCGATGCGTCGACGCCGACCCGCGTCAACACCTTCCTGGCGCTGGACAACGTCCATCCGCTCGACGTCATCGCCGCGAATGCCACCCTCTACGCGCTGGGTGTGCCCAAGGCCGCCTGATCGTCCCGTCGCCCCCTTCGCGGACCCGCCGGTCCGCGCGGGCCTCCCCCCGACATCCTCCGAGAGGTAATCCGATGGCCCCGACCTTCGGCGGTACCATGCGCCTCAACGCCGCCGGCAAGGCGGTCACGATGCGTGGCACCTTCAAGCTCGACTCCACCAACGTCGAGATCAGCGACGGCACCAATCAGAACGGCACCGTCTATTTCAGCTTCAAGCCCAACGCCTACGGCGCCGAGGTCACGTTGCAGTCCGATCCCGGTCTGTCGGCCGACACGCTGGTTCGGATGCGGGGCACCTTCGTGATCGTCGAAGACGACACCGGGGTCGTCCACACGTTCTCCGACGCCGGCTGGTCGGGCAAGCTCTCCGACAATCGCGAAGACGGCGAGATCTCGGGTCTGACGATCCGCGCCTCGCGCTATGCACGGCAGGGGTGAGCGCCATGGGACAGATCACCATCGACCTCGAAACCCCGATCGCCATCGGCGAGGACAAGAAGATCGCCCGCGTCGTGCTGCGCGAGCCGCGGATGCGCGAACTGCTCGCCTTCGGGAAGCCCTTCCGCTGGGTGACGATGGCCGGCAAGCCCCAGTACGTCGAGGACGACGACGCCATCAAGGCCTACCTCGAGAAGCTCGTCGAAGAGCCGGACATCCCGACCCTGCTCGGCAATGTCTCGCTCGCCGACGGCCTGCGCATTCGCGAGGCCTTCCTCGGTTTTTTCGCGAAATCCGAGGCGACGGCAGCGATCGCGGCCGCAAAGCCGACGACGTCCTCGGACTGATCTGGGATGCGCTCGTCTTCGATCTGAAGCGGCTCTCGCCGGCCGAGGCCGACGAGGCCTTCCTCTCGGACTTCCTGCGCTGGTGGCGCCGCGCCCATCACTGGGTCGAACGGACGAAACGGAGATGACCCATGTCGGGCGAGCGTGTCCTTCAGGCGACCGCGATCATCGACATCGAAGATCGCGCCGGCGGCAAGATCGAGAAGCTCGCCAAGAAGCTCCAGTCGCTCGACCGCCTGACCAAGATGATGGGCAAGGCCGAAGGCTTCGCCGCCTTCGACCGCCAGGCGCAGGGAATCGAGCGGGCGGCGACGGCGATCGGGCATCTGGAGCGCCAGGTCGCCAACCTCACGCGCCTGAATACCGTCGCCGGTGACATCGACAAGATGGCTCGCGCCGTCGAACGTCTCGATCGAGCCCAGGATCGCGGCGCCGCCTCGGCGCACCGTCTGCACGAGAACCTGCGCTTCTCGGAGCGGCTCGGGCAACTCGGCATGGTCGCCGGCCCGGCGATCCTGGCGGGCACGCATCACGCCTGGAATGCCGCCGCCGAGTTGAAGCACAACGAAGTGCAGATGCGGCAGGCCGGCATGTCGGCGCCGGAAATCGTCCGCGCCCGCACGCTCGCCGGCTCACTCGCCGAAAAGCTGCCGACCCTCACGGTCGGCGAACTGATGGAACTCCACCGGGAGACCCGGTCCTCGGTCCGCCACCCGGAAGAGGCCTTCGAACTGCTGCCCGAACTCGCCAAGGCGAAGGCGGCGATGCGGGCGATGGGGATCAACGACACCGGTCTGGCGGAGATCGTCAAGGCCGGCGAGAGCCTCGGCATGATGTCGGACCCGGCCCGCTTCACGCGCTTCCTGGAGGGGCAGGTCAAGGCGATGGCCTGGTTCGGCAAGACCATCGACACCACCCAGATCTATGAGGCCTGGAAATATTCGAAGTCGGCGGGCGCGACGCTGTCCGACGAATTCATCAACAGCGCCATGCCGTCGATCATCCAGGAAATGCACGGCTCGTCGGCGGGCGACGCGTTGTCGATGCTGGTGAAGACCCTGCGCGGCGGGATGCAGAACAAGCATATCCCGGTCGAGCGCATGGCCGAGCTCGGGCTGCTCGCCGACCCCGATCAGATCGTCCGGTCGAAGACCGGATCCATCAAGGGCTATCGCGGCAAGGTCGTCGGCGACGACCTGCTCGCCGCGAACCCGTTCCAGTGGTTCGACACCGTCTTCCGCTCGGCGGCGGCCAAGAAGGGCATCACGGCGCTGCCCGATCTCGTGCGCCTGCTCAATCAGACGCTGCCGTCGACCGCCGCCAACCTCGGCCGCATCTTCCTGCAGCAGGCCGAGACGATCCGCGCCCACGCCCAGGGCATAAACGCCATCCCATCGCTCGACGCGATGAACGAGAACGCCATCGACGATCCGAAGGCGACCTTGAAGGAACTCGGGCACGCCATCGAGAACTTCGCCGGGGTGCTCGGCTCGCCGATCATGAGCACGGCCGCCCACATGATGGACGGCCTGGCCAAGACCGTCGGCGGGTGGCAGGAGCGGCTGTCGAAGTTTCAGGAGGAGAACCCGGAGGCCGCGAAATGGCTTGCCGGTGGCGCGTTGGCGACCGGCGCGACCGTCGGCGCCGCCGGGACTTATGGTCTGGTCAGCGGCCTGATGAACGGCTTCGGTCTCAAGGGATCGGCCCTTGCTCTCGACGCATCGGCGGCGGCGCTCGATGCGGCCGCGGTCAAACTCGCCGGCGGAAATTTGCTCGGTGGGTTGCCGGGGGCGCCTGGAGGAAAGAAGGCGGGCTTGGCGCAGAAGTTGGGAAAGCTGGGATCGTTCGGTTTGATGTTGTGGGGGGCGCTCGAACTGGGCGACGAGATTCCTCATCCCGAAAGCCTCGATCAGACGCCTGGGGAAGCCCTCGATAAGCTGAAGGCTCTATTATCTAAGCTGCCGGCTGTTCCAGTTGCTCCGAGCTATCTCGCAAACATGGAGGGGACGCCTCTTCCTTCCTCCTCGCTCGGCGTCGCGAACATGGGACTGCCACCCTACGTCACTGGTGGTGACTTTGGCGGGGATGCACCGGAGGTCGCAAAATTCTCGGGTTTCATGGCCTTCGTAAGTGGTCGCGGCGGGATCCGGAGCAATGGCGGACTGTCGGCGCATGACCTCGGCCTGAGCCCGCTGATACAGCCGCCGCCCTTCTATCCGATGCCGGAGCGGCGGCCCGATCGGCCCTGGGACGGCGGTGTGCCGCTTCCCAAACCCTCCGAGGCCGAGATGGCCGGGTTCACCGAGGGGTTGAAGAGCTTCTCCTCCGACCTCGAATCCGCTTTGCGGTCGGGCCTCACCGGGGGCGCAACGATCACGCTCGAGGTCAAGCCGGGGCCGGGGTTCGAGGCGCAGATCACCGGCATCGTCAAGAATGCGATGGGCAACATCTCGCTGACCGGCGCCGGTTCGACCGGCCGGTCCGACACCAACGTCGACCACCACCAGTGAGGCTGTCATGACGCGCGATTGGCTCTCGACGCTGTGGCCGGCGTCCTGGCAGGGCGTGCCCTTCTGGGTCGAGAAGGACACGCACGCCGGCAAGCGGCGCATCGCCAGTCACGAGTTCCCCGGGCGCGACGACCCTCTCCACGAGGATCTCGGGTCCGGCGTCGCGCGTTGGCAGGTGACCGCCTATTTCGCCTCCGATACCGCCGACGCCGACGCGGCGATCCTGCTCGCCGCGCTCGACCAGCCCGGCCCCGGCCTGTTGGTCCTGCCGATCGACGGGCCGGTCGCCGCCCGTGCCCACGAGTGGCATCGGGAGCGCGAGCGCGACAAGGCCGGTTATGTCGCGTGGCAGATCACGTTCCTGCGGGAAGGTGCAACGGCCATCCTGGCCACACAGGCGAGCCTCGGCCAGTCGGTCTTCGACGCGGTCGACGGTCTCTCCGCAGCCCTCGGGCTGCTCGCCACCGCCTATGATCTCATGGGCACGGTCGACTGGGTCACCGCGGCCGTCACCGACGGCTTGGTCGATCTCGTCGCCGGTCTCGACCTCGTCGCCGGCACCATCCTCGACGATGCGGTCGCGGCCCTTGCCGTCACCTCGACCCTGACCGCCGTCGTCGCGGCGATCGAGGACGGGACCGACTTCGCCCTCGCGTCCGACGTCGTCTCCGGCTTCGCCGGGCTCGGCCTCGACGCGCTTGCCACCGGTGTGGACGCCGGCGCCGTGATCCTGGCCCTGGCGCGCAAGATCGGCGACCTCGCCATCGAGGCCGACTCGGCGGCCGGACCGGATCGGGTCCGCGATGCCTTCGCGCCCTGGACCATCGCCGACCCCGACGCGGCGCCGGTCACCGCCGCCACCACCTGCCGCCTCGCCATGGCGCGCAACGGGGTTCGCCTCGACGTCGTCCAGCGCCTGGTCGGCCTCGCGGTCACCGCCGAGGCGATCGTTCGGGCAACCTATGCCTCCCGCCAGGAAGGCGTTGCGGCGCGTGCCGACTTCGTCGTCGCCACCGAACGGGCCCTGGTCGCGATGGACAGTCTCGGCGCGGCCGAGGCGGCCGAACCGAGCACCGCGCTGGTCGCGGTGCGGGATGCGGCGGTCGAGTGGCTGACGCGGGCCATCGCCGACCTCGCGCCGGTCCGAACCATCCGGACCTCGGCCGAATTGCCGGCGACGGTACTCGCCTGGGTGCTCTACCGGGATCCGAGCCGGGGGCCCGAACTGGTGTCGCGCAATCAGGTCACCCACCCCGGCTTCATGCCGCGCGTGTTCGAGGCACTGGTGTCATGACCGTGGAAACCGTGATCGTCCGGGCCGGCGGCCGAGACTTCGTCAACTGGGAGGTGGTTCACGTCTCCGCTTCGATCCGCGAGGCCGCACGGTCGTTCCAGGTCACCGCCGCGGCGGTCGGCGGGCTCGCCGCGCTGGCGACGCTGCTGCCGAACGGGACCGCCGTCGACATCCTCGCCGGATCCGATCTCCTCTGTCGGGGCTATGTCGACCGCCGTCGTCCGGTCCTCTCGCCCGATCGCGGCGAGGTGGTGATCCATGGCCGATCGCGCGCCCAGGACGTCGTCGACTGCTCGGCGATGCACGAGACCGGGCGTTTCGAGAACGTCACGGTGAAGGACGTGGCGACCGCCCTCGATCGGTTCGGCGTGGGCTTCGTCACCGACGAGACGCTCGGCAAGATCGGCAAGGTCCAGGTCCACCCGGGCGAGAGTGTCTTCGGCTGTCTGTCGCGTCTCTGCGCCAGTCAGGAATTGACGATGGCCGGCGAGGCCGACGGATCGATCCGCTTCTACCGGGCCGGCCGCGCCAAGAAACACGCCGGGGGCCTGATCGAAGGGCAGAACCTGCAGCACGGCGAAGCCGACCACGATTTCCGTCAGCGGCATTCGAAGCATCATGTCCGCGGGCAGCGTCCTCTCGGTATGGGGGTCGATGCGCTGGAGGTCGAGGCTGTCGCGTCGGATGCGACGGTGAAGCGGCACCGCCCGCTCATCACGGTGATTCAGGACGACATCGATCACGCCGGTGCCACCCGCCGCGCCCGCGGCCGGCGCGACCGTTCGGCAGGCCGCGGCCTCACCGCCTCGATCACCGTCGTCGGTTGGCGCGATCCGTCCGGCACCGTGTGGACGCCGGGATGGAAGGTCTGGGTGGAGAGCCCGTTCCTCGGACTCGCCCAGGACATGCTGATCGAAACCGCCTCCTTCTCCCAGTCCGGCGGGGAGGGGGCCGCGACCAAGACCGTGTTGCACCTCGTCGACCCGCGCGCCTACGGCGGCAAGAAGGGCAAGGGCAACAAGTCGAAACCCGCCTGGGACATGGACGAGAGCAATGTCGAATGATCCCGAGACCCGGGCGCAAGTGGCGGCGATGATCCGCCGCGTGCGCCTGGCGGACATCGACGCCTCCGGCCCCCAGCACATCATCCGCGGCACCGGCCTGAAGGGCGAGGAGGTCCTCGCGCCACGGGTCAAGGATTTCGGGTTCTCGTCGAGCCCACCGCCCGGATCGGTCGGACTGCTCGCAGCGCTGGGCGGCCGTTCGGATCGGGCGATGCTGTTCGGCCTCGACCATGCGGACTACGGCCCGCGGGATCTGGCCGTCGGTCACACCGCCATCTACGACGCCTTCGGCAACATCGTATCGCTGGTGCAATCCGAGATCCGCATCGTCTCCGCCACCAAGATCACGCTGCGGGCACCCGCCGTCACCATCGACAGTCCGGTCATCAAGCTCGGGTCCGACGGCGCCGCCATGCCCGCCGCGATGCAGGGCACGACCGACACCGGCGGCTTTGCCGACATCACCAACCTCTCGACCCGGGTGCTGATCGAATGATCGTCATCGACACGCGCAGCACCGAAGCCTGTTCGACCGCGTCCTGGCCGGGCTGGGATACCGTGCTCGACCCGGCGACCGGGGCGGCGGATTGGACACTCGCCGGCGCCGCGAGCGGCAATGCCGGCGGGCTCCGCGCCACCGCGCCTCTCGCCACCGCGGTGATTCTCTGCCTGTTCACCGATCGCCGCTGCCCGGCATCCCACCCCCTCGCAAAACTCGTCGAGGCGGGCGACCCGCGGGGATGGTGGGGAGACGCGGTCGATGTCCGCGCCGACCTCGGCGAGGACGAGATGGGCTCGCTCCTGTGGCTGCTCGAGCGCGCATCGATGTTGCCGGAGATCGAGCGTTGGGCGGAGGCGATGATCCGTGACGCGATGGCGCCGCTCCTCCAGGCGAAGGTCGCCATCCGTCTCGAGGTCGACGTCGAGCGCCGCAGTGACGACCACGGTCTGAACTGGGCTCTTCGGCTCTACGATCGCGACGGCTCGCTGATCCACGACGGCAAGTACGACTTCGCCTGGTCGTCCGTCTCCAGCTGAGAGGTTCCCATGTCGCTCGTGATTCCGTCTCTCGGCGAGCTCGTCGAGCGGACCCGCCGTGCCTTCGCCGCGGCTCTGCCGGGGCTCGACGCGTGGCTGTGGCCGAACAACATCGGCCCGACCGCCAAGGTGATCGGCGAGGGGCTCGCCCAACTCTATGGCCGCATGGCGATCGTCGAACGCCGTCGTTTCATCTGGTCCGCCGATTGGGACGGTCTCATCGAACACGGCCGCGACTATGCCCTGCCGCCCAAGTCCGCGGCCGTGGCGAACGGCACCGTCACCCTCGTCGCGCCCGGCGCCGTCACCGTGGCGGCCGGGGCGATCCTCACGCGCTCCGATGGGCAGACCTACGTGGTGCCGACCGCCGCTGCTCTGACGGCGGCCGGTTCCCTCTCACTCCCGGTGACCGCCGTCACGGCCGGCGCAGCGGGCAATTGTCTTTCCGGCCAAGCGCTGTCGGCGACGTCCGGAGTGACCGGCACCGCGACCTTCACCGTCGCCGTCGACGCCATCGTCGACGGGGTCGACGCGGAAGGCCGCGAGAGCTACCGAGCGCGGCTCCTGTTTCGCAAACAGAACCCGCCGGGGGCGGGGACGCCCGCCGACTTCGTTCGATGGGCCATGTCGGTTCCCGGCGTGGTGGCGGCCTACGTCGAACGCTGTTGGCCGGCGCCGGGTGGTCTGCGGGTCTTCGTCCTCGCCGATGGCTCGACCGGCAGCGCGGTCCCGTCGCCGGCCCTCGTCGGCGTCGCCACCCAGGTGATCGCTCTACAGGCGCCGGCAGGTTCCGTTCCGATGTTGGTCGCGCCGACCGCCCTGCCGATCGACGTGACGATTTCGGGGCTGCTGCCGGCCACTCGACCGGTCCAGGAGGCCGTGCTCGCCGAACTGCGGGACTTGTTCGGCGTCCGTCGTGCTCGGCCGTCCGGGGGCGACACGGCCGTCGCCGGCATGCCCTTTCTCGCGACGCCCGTCACGTTCTCGCGCTCGTGGATCTCGCAGGCGATCTCGGCCGCCAGCGGCGAGGATCGCCACACCCTGATCGCACCGGCGGTGGACCCGATCGTTCCCGCCGGATCGATCGCCACCCTCGGCAACGTCACCTTCCTCTGAGGTCTCCCGATGGATTGTTCGAGCGCTTCCGCGCTCGTCGACCGCTGCCCGAGCCTCGACGAGGTCCACGCCAGCCTGCTCGCCTCGCTCCCCCGCGGGCGGGCCTGGCCCCGCACGCCGGGGTCGGTTCTGTGGCGATTCTGGCGTGGGGTCGCCGACGTCTTCACCCAGGCCAACGACCGCCTGTGTTCGTGGCAGGCCGAATTCTTCTGCCGCACCGCCGACGAGAGCCTCGACGACTGGTGGATCGACTACGGCCTCCCGGACGGCTGCGACCCTTTTCCGGACCTCTGCTCGAAGGTGGTCGGATCGACCGGCGGTCGCTGCGTCGACCTGCAGGCGCTCGCGGCAAGGGCGGGCTGGTCGATCTCCTGCGTGCGGGATCAGACCGTCGGGGCCGGATGCTTCCAGGCCGGATGTTCGTCGGCCGGCAACGGCGTGCCGATGGCCACCATCGTCATCGCGATCTCGCTTTCGGCGTCGCCGGCCTATGGCGGCGCGATGCAGGTGCCGTTCCTCGCCGGCAATTCGGCCTGGGGCGCCGGTCAGCCGCTCGGCTGCGGGCCGGACGTCGGTCCTCTGATCTGTCTGCTCTCCCGTGTGATTCCGGCGCATGTCGCCACAGTCTATGAGGTCGTCTGATGAGCACCGATCTGGTCGGTCCCGGCTCCAACGCCGCCAACGTGTCGTCGAGCCGCCCCGGCGAAGACCGCGTCTTCGGGGCGCTCGATACCTACTTCCGGAGTTGTTCCTCGCTCACCGCCGGAGACGGCACGCGGGTGCTCGCCGGTTGGCTCAATCAGGTGACCGCACTCCTGCGGCAGGCGATCCGCCAGGGCGGCGTCGCCGAGGACAACACCGACGATCTGATGCTCTGGAAATCGATCGCTTCGCGGATCGGCCGCGGCGGAGACGCGATGGCCGGGCCCTTGTCCGCCCCGGCCGGGTTCGCGACGGCGGCTCGCCTCCTCGCCGCTGCGACGACCTTGACGGCTGGCGATGCCGGCAAACTCGTCGAGATCACGGCGGCGTCGACGGTGACGACGACGCTCCCGACGCCGGTCGGGAACGGCGGTGCACAGTTCGCCGTCTACAACGCCTCGGGCGTTTCACAGACGCTCGCCACCGTCGCCGGCGGCTTCGTCGGACCCGGCATCGCAACCGTCGTCACGACGCTCTCGCTCGCCACCAAGGGAACCGCAGTCGTCGAATCCGACGGGTCCAACTGGGTGTCGGTCGCCGGATCCGCCTACGTGGACACCAAGATCAACGACGTCCATCTGTTCGCGTCCAACGGTTACCAGAAGCTGCCGTCCGGCCTGATCCTCCAGTGGGCGACCGGCGCCGACGTGACCTCGTCGCACGCGGATTTGGCGATGCAGACGGTCACCTTCCCGATGACCTTCCCCACGGCTTGTCTGACCGTGATCACGTCGAAGATCAACACTTCGAACGGTGGCGGTAACGATTATTGGTTCGAACTCATCAGTAAGACCGCGGCGTCCTGCGTGATTGCACTGGAACTCTCGACCTATGCCGACGTGAGCAGCCCCGCGGCCGCTCCCATGATCTTCGCCATCGGCTATTGAGGCACATCATGTCCGATCAGATCTATTACGACCCGGCCTCCGGGGGGTTCTACTCGTCCGAGATCCACGGTTCGGCGATGCCGTCGACGGTCGTCGAGATCACCGGCGCCCAGCACGCCGAACTCCTCGCCGGCCTGAACGGCGGCAAGGCGGTGGCGATCATCGATGGCGTTCCTGAACTGGTCGAGAAGATCTTGCCGGTTCCCACGGCGGCCGAGATCGAGGCGGTGATGCAGTCCGCGGTCGGCCGCTTCGTCCAGTCGCAGGCGCGTGGTCGGGGGTATGACGGCGCCGAAAGCTGCGCCAGCTACGTCGCATCCACGAACGCGACCTGGTCGGCGGAAGCGAAGGCCTTCGTCGCCTGGCGTGACGCGGTGTGGGCTTCCGCGCTCGCCACCCTCGCCGCGGTGCGGAGCGGGGCCGAGGCCGTCCCCACCGTGGATGCGGTGCTCGCCGCGCTGCCGCCGCTCGTCTGGCCCGACTGAACGCGGCGGCTCGCGAGCCCCGGACCGACACGCCGCCAGTGGCGGGTTTTCTCTCTGAGGAGGGGCCATGGATATCTCGGCCTACAACACGGCGCATTTCCAATTGTCGCTGGACGTGACGCCGTGGGCGGCGGCCTACGGTCTCGATGCCGCCGCCTGGCGTCTCCAGGTCCGGCCCGATGCCGCCTCGGCGAATCTCGTTCTCGACATGAACACCGCCAACGGTCGCGCGACCTATTCCACCGGGGTCGTCGTGTTCTCGGCGCCGCAGAGCGTGATCAGTCCGCTCGTAGCCGGATCCTACGTCTGGGACTTCGGCTTCACCGCCTCGGGCGGCGACTTCATCCGCTGTGACGGCGGGATGCTCACTCTCAGACAAGGCGTGACGCGATGACCGCGGCCCCCGACACCGTAACCGTCACCTCGCCGGCGACGGTCCCGAACCCCGTTCCCGCGCCGGTGCCGATCGATCTCTCCACCGCCATCGCCGCCGCCTCGGGCTTCGCGGCGAGTGCCGGCACGAGCGCCGCTTCCGCCTCTGGGGCCGCCGCCGCTGCCGCGGCGGCGGCGACCACCGTCACCAGCGATCTCGCCATCTCGGCCGGTGCCGCGGCGATGGCTTCGGCGGCCGCCGGAACCGCCACATCCGCCTCGTCGTCGGCCTCCGGCAGTGCGATCGCCGCCGCCGCCTCGGCGACCGGAGCGTCGACCAGTGCGGCGGCAGCGGCCGTTTCCGCCACGACGGCTTCGACCCAGGCCGCGGCCGCGTCGACGAGCGCGGGCAATGCGGCGACGTCCGCGACCGGGGCCGCCAACTCGGCCACCGCAGCCGCCTCCAGCGCCGCCGCGGCCGCGCTCTTCGATCCGGCCGGCTATCTCTCGAAGGTAAACCCCGTTGCCACCGGGACGGTCACGGCACCCAACTTCTGGGCATCCAGCGCGGCATCCCCTGGGTTCGTCTGGAGCTACACCGCTGCTGCCGTAGACAGCAAGCTCTGGGACGCCTACGCCGATGCAACAGTGCTCCGGTTCCGGGCGCTCAACGACACATGGGCGTCCGCATCCACTTGGATGGCCATCGCGCGTAGCGGCTATACGATAACCGCCGTGAACTTCCCGAGTTCTAATGTCGGCGTAAACGGCACCAACGCTGGTGGCGCCCGAGAGCTTGGCGTCACGAACGCATCCGCCACCGCCAATACCACGGCTCGTATGTCCCTCACTACGGGTACTGCAGGTGGCTATACCTATCTGCAGACGGCAGAAGTTGGCTCTGGTGTTGTCAACTCCTACTGGTACGCCGGGAGTGCGATTTCCCGCAGCATCTGTGATACCGGCAATGCTTTTGGTGGCTACGAGTGGCGCATTCAGGGCGTCCTCAAGGCATATATCGACTATACCGGCCTGATCAACGCCAGCGTATTTCAGGTCGCCCCCAGCGCGTACTTCACCATGTCCGGATCAAATCCGGCGCTGGGCTGCGATGCGAACGACTACATGCTCTACGATCGGACTGGAAACAACTTTCAGTTCTTCATCGCAAGCACCTTGAAGGGCGGCTTCAACAGTACCGGCGTGTTCGGTGACGGATCGCAACTGACCAATATTCCGAGTGCCGCGAAGGCGTGGGCGGTCTGGTACTGGAACGGATCTGCGGTCGTCATCAATGCTTCGTCGAATACCGCATCGATCGTTCGAAACGGCGTCGGTGACTACACCATCACCTTCACGGCGGCGCTCGCCAGCGCGAACTACTGCGTCGAGGGAGCGCTGTCCGGCACCTACGGAGTTGCCGCCGCGGTCTACGCCTCCGGCGGCCCCGGGACCGCGCCCACGCTCAAGACCACCACCCAGTGCCGCGTGCTCTTCTCGGAGTCCGGCGTCGGCACGTTCGACCCGACCGCGGCCGGCGGCGGCCAAATCCAGTTCTTCGGAGGCTGACATGCGTCTGATCTCGTTTTCTGATCCCGTGTGGGGCGATGCGGCGCACGAGCATCTCTCGTGCAGCGTCGTGCTGGAGCTTCAGCCTGCGACGACCGTCGAGGTGCCGGACGAGCCGGTCCAGGATTCGCAGGGTGCCGTGACGTTCCGCGGGAAGACCTCATTGCCGGTCGCGGCCGTCGTCGGCGATCCGACGGCCTTCCAGGCCTCACGGGACGCCGACGGCCTCGCCGGTGAGGTCTTCGCCGCAATCGTCGGCAGTGGCCAGCCGATCGCCGAATATGTCGCACCGGCCGAACCGGTGCCGGCGGCGGTATCCGCCTTCCAGGCCAAGGCGGCCCTGCTCGCGGCCGGATTGCTGGACGAGGCGCAGGCGGCGGTCGCCGCGGCCGCGCCGATCGTTCAACTCGCGTGGTCGACGGCGCAGGTGTTCGAACGCTCGTCTCCCACGATCGCCACCCTCGCCGCCGCGCTCGTACCGCCGCTCACTGCGACCCAGGTCGACGATCTGTTCCGCGCCGCGGCGCGCATTTCGGCCTGAGGTCGGCGGCTCGGTCCCGGCACCGATCTCGGCGCCGACGCACCTTCCCTTCCCGTAGATTCCAGGGAGCACGTCATGCGTGCCATCGACCTCGTGCGGCGGCTCGCGCCGTCCGCGCGCCCGGAATACCTCGCCGCATTCGACGCGGGTGACGCCGTTCTCGCCCGCTTCGAGATCTCGTCGCCGCAACGCCTGATGCACTTCCTCGCTCAGGTGCTGCACGAGACGGACGACCTCACCATCCGCGTCGAGAGCCTCAACTACTCGGCCGAGCGGATGACCGAGGTCTGGCCCGGTCGCTTCCCGACCGCCGCTGCCGCCACGCCCTACGCCCATGCCCCGGAGAAGCTCGCCGAGAAGACCTATGGCGGGCGGATGGGCAACGTGAGCCCCGGTGACGGTTGGCGCTTCATCGGCCGAGGTCTGCTCCAGATCACCGGTCGCGAGGCCTACGAGACATATGGTCGCGTGCTCGGCATCGATCTCGCCGGCCATCCCGACCTCGCCTGTTCCGCCGAATGGGCCCTCGCCGTCGCGGCCGCCGAATGGGCGGCCTCGACCTACAAGGGGCGGGCCTGCAACGCGATGGCCGAAGCCGACGATATCGAAGGCGTGACCCGGGCAGTGAACGGCGGATTGATCGGCTACCGCGAGCGGTGCCGGCAACTCGCCCGGGTCCGGCGGACCATGTCCGACCTCGGCGCCCTGGAAATCGGTCACCAGACCGTCGGGCGCACGGTCGCCCAGGCGCCCGCCAAGGTCAAACGGACCGCCACCGCGGCGGCCGTGGCGGCCGTGGCGGCCGTGGCCGCCGTCCCCTTGGTCCAGTCCGCACCCGGGCACCCGCTCGCCGGCCTCCTCGTCGGCGGATTGGCGATCGGCGTCCTCGGCCTCGTCTGCTGGGGCCTGTGGCAGCACCACCGGGCCTGCACGTCGGCCGCCATCTCTTCCTGAAATTCCCGACCCGAAAGGATTTCTCATGACCTCCGTCATCATGGGCATCGTCGCCCTGTTCGCTCTCCTCTGGATCGTCGTCGATCTCGCCTCGGGCTGGCGCAAGGCCGAGGGCGGTATCGGCACGCGCGCCTGGTCCGCGGTTCGCGGCTCGGTGACCGTCGTGTGGACGCACGCGGTCGCGCTGTCCTCGTCGCTGATCGCCCTGGTCGCCTCCGCGGCCGATCTCCTCGGCGACCCGGGCGTCGCCGACGCCATCAAGTCGGCGATCAATCCGGCCTGGGTGCCGATGATCACGCTCGGGATCGCCGTCCTCGGCTATGCCGCCCGCCGCCGCACCCTGACCTCGTGAGGTGATGCCATGTGGTGGACCACGATCCTCGACTGGATTTCCGGCGGGCTCGCCGGGAAGGTTGTCGAGGCCTACAAGGCGCGCCTCGACGCGGGCAACACGACGGACCGGATCGCCGCCGATCTCGCGTCGCGAGACATCGCCGCCCGTCAGGCGATCGTCCAAGCGGAACTCGCATCGTGGTTCACGGCGCTGCCGCGGGTGACGATCGAAATGATCTTCGCGGTCTACATCGCAAAACTGGTGATCTGGGACAAGGTGCTCGCCCTCGGCAGTACCGATGCCCTGACCGGTGATCTCGGCTCATGGGCGTCGATCGTGATCGGCGGCATGTTCGGCCATGCGATCGCCGGCCGGATCGCCGGCATTTTCACAGGGCGATGAGGGGGGCACCTCTCGCGCACTTCCGACGGACCCTGCTCGGAACCATCCCATGAACATCACCCTGGAAATGGTGGGTGCCTTCGTTGCGATCTGCGGTGTGATCGCCGTGGTCGCCGGCATCTTCATCGCCCGCTTCGGCAAGGTCGACGACCGTTGCGCGTCGATCGAGAAGGATCTCGCTGCGAGCAAGCTCAAGGCGGCCGAGAGCTACGTCACGATCACGGCGCTCGCCTCGTTCGACGAGCGCCTCGCCCGGACCGAAGAGCGCGTCCTCGCCGAGACGCGTTCGCTGCGATCCGACCTGCAATCCGTACTGTCGCGCCCGATCCGCCGCTCGCGGGTCGCGCTTGCCGAAGGGGGCGACGACTGATGGCCGACGCCGCTCCGACTGTTTCCAGCCTCTTGCGCGAAGCCCACGCTGCGGCACTTGCCGCCGGCTATGAGGATCCACTGTGGGGAACCGCGGTGATCCTCGCCGTCGCCCTCGCGGAACTCTCTGATCGGATGCCGGAATTCCGACGCACAACGAGCCGCGATGCTCCGGAATGATGCCGCAGCTCGCACGTTCGCTTGGCTACCGCAGATAAGCACAGCGGCCAGAGCCAGCCTTGGGGGGGGATTCACGCCATCGGGACTTCAGGCCCCTGCACTTCAGGCATCTCGCCGAAGACTGCCCCCGAAGGGACAGGGTATATTCCTGGCGGCATTTGAATAACCTGCTGCTTGACCATAGCCCGGCCCAGCTGGTTCTCAATCACCTTAAATGCTGCAGTGTTACCAAGCGTGTGGGTGTAGCAGTGATGAATCGTTAGAATGAGATCTTGAAATTTTTGGTCACTTTCAAGCCTGTTTATTCGAAGGCCAACGCTCTCACATGTCTCAAGATTGATATGCGTATTGTGGGCGCGCCCCTCGTTATTCGCAAATATGTTTTTTATGCTAGCTATTCTGTTATTTTGTTCTTCTAGTTCCAGGTGTGACAGCATATTGTCACGCAGCGTCTTCTCAATAAATTCGTTAGAGTCCCTGATCGCCCAAGCACAGCGCTCAAGGAATGAAGGGGTAATCTTGCTAAGTATCGGATTCCAGAACATAGCGAGCGAAGGATTTGCGCTGATTTCAGCCTGTGCCCGCTTTACTTCAGCAATAAGGTTAGCTGCAGCGATAAACCCAAACTGTGGATCGACAGGCCCAAGGCTAGATTGCTTTCCCATAACGATCTCGAAGCATGAGCAGGCAATCATTGTGCCTGCTGACATGGCGAGCTGAGGCACAATTGCTCGGATGTTATTGCCAAACATACTTCGCAGATAGTCTACGAGGGAAATGCTCGCTTGGCTATCACCGCCCGGAGTGTGCAGGATTAGATCCAAACCTTTGCTGCGATCCAATTCATGGATGCAAAGCATGAGCCCGTTTTTGTCTTCGTCAGTTATCTGCACGCCATCGAGGCCAGGTTTGCTGAGAAATCCGGAATAATAGGCAATAACATTGCGACCCGTGTGCTGGGATAGCCGCTTTAAATATTTACGTCGCGTTTTATCAAACGCGTTTTCATTGGAAACGGCCTGAAGCAGCGAGATCTCTCTAAGAACGCTGGTCCAGTTTGGCATAACTAACAACCCCTGCTCGAATCGACGCGGCAGCGGTACCATAAGTCACGATTGAGGGGGAGTACATGTACTCCCCCGGCAGGCGCAGCGACTCCATTCTCTCAACGGGCGTAATGAACCCGTCGCGCACCATCTGATTGAACATGGTGACGACCGAATCTGCTTCGTTGGGCATGGCGGGCACTCCTCTGTCGGTTGTATGGGGCAGGTAGGTTAACAAATCAATAACGACTCTCACTCACGGCTCCGTGAGTGAGAGAGACGGTAAACGTCCCGAATTCAGTCTGTTCAGGCTTGAAGTGGCGGGGCATCGGGGCGCGTAACCGCCCTTCCGCCGCAGGTCCACCCGCCAAGACGGGCCTGCGAAACCCCAGTCGCGAGGTATCCCGCCGAGCGCTCGAGCGCGCCTCGACGGCTACCATGTTCGCGGAATGTTCTCAATGGAGATGGAACCCCAACGCCTCGTCCGTCCGGTCTCGCCGCCGGCAGCCTATATCGGCGGCAAACGCCAGCTCGCCGCCCGCCTCATCAACCTGATCGAAGCGATTCCTCACGAGACCTATGCCGAGCCCTTTGTCGGGATGGGAGGCGTGTTCCTGCGGCGCCGCCGTGTTCCGAGGGCCGAGGTGATCAACGACCTCTCCGGCGACGTTGCCACGCTCTTCCGTATCCTGCAGCGCCACTATGTGCCGTTCATGGATCTGCTGCGCTTCCAGTTCACCTCTCGCCGAGAGTTCGAGCGCCTGCTCGACACCGATCCGGCGACGCTCACCGATCTCGAGCGGGCGGCGCGCTTTCTCTACCTCCAGCGCTGTGCCTTCGGCGGCAAGGTCGCCGGCCGCAGCTTCGGCGTTTCACCGGGGATGCCGGGGCGCTTCGACGTGACCAAACTCGCGCCGATGCTCGCCGAACTCGCTGAACGGCTCGCCGGCGTGATCATCGAGAACCTCGGCTGGTCCGAGTTCGTCACCCGCTACGATGGGCCCGGCGTGCTGTTCTATCTCGATCCGCCCTATTGGGGATCGGAAGTGCGGGTTTCGGTAATGTCCGGACAGCGTTTTCGGTAATCTCCGGACAGCTCTTTCACTAATTCCCGGACAGCAATTCCGGTAATTCCCGGACAGTTTTGATGGCCGGTTCTCGGCTGCGCCGTTTGGCAGGTTGGGCTCTCACGAAGAAGAGAGGCCGACATGCCCAGACGGAAGCAAGCGAGACGAACGACCGTGAGAGATATCCGGACGATCCTGCGCCTGACCCATGAGCAGGGCCTATCA